CGCTGAATTAAATTTACCTGTCCCATCTTATGTAATTGGCAATACAAGTCAGGATGTGCAACAAATCCTAGCCTTGTTAAACCGTTCAGGATATGACTTGGTAAAGGAGTACGATTGGCAAGCTCTTGAACTTGAGTATCGTTTTTATACAACAGCTGTTACTACCACCTGTAATACTACGAATGGCTCTTATGTATTAACTAATATTCCTAGTACTACAGGATTGGATAGTACTTATTCGATTGTTGGTACAGCTATTCCACAAGATACTTATGTAAATACTGTAACAAATTCAACAAGTTTGGTAACAACTCAATTAGCATCAGCAACATCAGTAGGTGGTACTGTCACATTTAGCAAGACAATCTACGATTTGCCCCCTGATTACGAAACTATTACTGACAACACCCATTGGGATAAAACTAAACATTGGCAAATGCTTGGCCCTGTTGATGCCCAGCAATGGCAATGGCTCAAGTCAGGTTATATCTCCACAGGCCCAAGAGTTCGGTGGCGTATTCTAGGCGGTCAATTTCAGATTTGGCCACCATACAATACTCAAGAGTACTTAGGCTTTGAATATCGTTCCAAAGGCTTTGTAAGGGATGTAGCAGGAAATGTTTTAAATAGCTTTCAAAATGATACCGATACAACTGTTTTAGATGACACTATTATGGTTTTGAGTACAAAACTCAAATATTTCCAAATTAAGTCTTTTGATACTACCGCATTGCAACAAGATTACAACCGTTATTTAAGTATTGCTAAAGCCAATGATAAAGGGTCAGCTAACTTGTCTTTTGCTCCACAACCAAGTGCAGTATTAATTGGCTGGGCGAATATTCCTGATACTGGCTACGGTAGTTAATTATGGCGGCTCAACAGCGTAGAGCTAGTACTACTTCTTTGGCTGCCCCTATTGGGGGATGGAACGCTAGAGATTCTATTGCAGAAATGTCACCATTAGATGCTGTGACTTTAACCAATATGTACCCTACCCCATCTGATGTTCAGCTTAGATATGGTTATAGCCAATATTCCACAGGAATTACTGGGCAAGTCTATTCGCTAATGAATTACAGCGCACCCACCAGCGAAAAGCTGTTTGCGGTGGCCAATGGCGTTATTTATGATTCAACCAATCAAACAACTGCAACTTCTGTATTTACGGGTCTTACAAACTCAAAGTTTCAACATATTAATATATCTAATGCTGGTGGACACTATTTAGTTGCTTGTAATGGTTCTGATCCTACTATGATTTATGATGGTAGCGCATGGTTCAAAGTTGCTACTACGACTACCGCACAAACTATTAGTAGCATTACTCATGTAGGAACTACGGCTACTTTAACCACTTCTTCCGCTCATGGTCTTATTACGGGAAACCGAGTAACCATTACAGGCGCAACAGCGAATGATTACAACGGAACATATGTAATTACTTATATTTCGCCTACTCAATTTAGTTATGTTATGGTAACTACTCCTGCTGCAAATGCAACAGTAGTGGGAAGTTACACCGTAATTGGAATTACTGGCGTAGATTCATCAACTTTTATTGGGGTCAATTTATTTAAAAACCGTCTTTGGTTTACACAAAAAGATACTATGAAAGCATGGTATTTAGATGTAAATGCAATTGGCGGTACTGCCACAGCGTTTGACTTTAGCGGAATAGCTCGAAATGGCGGTTTCTTGCAAGCTATGGGAACATGGACTATTGATGCAGGTCAAGGTGTAGATGACTATGCCGTTTTTGTTACCAATATGGGCGAAGTTATTGTTTATAACGGTACAGACCCTACATCTGCAACGACTTGGGCGTTAAAAGGCGTATGGCAAATAGGTCAAACTTTTAATAGACGATGCTTTTTTAAATATGCTGGTGATTTATTATTATTAACTCAAGATGGTTTAGTGCCTTTAGCTTCAGCTTTGCAATCTTCTCGTCTTGATCCCCGTGTCAATATTACCGATAAAATTTATCAAGCTGTATCTAATGCTGCATCTGATTATTACAATAATTTTGGATGGCAAGTAAATTATTACGCCAGTCAAAATATGTTGATATTAAATGTTCCAGTTTCTAGTGGAACTCAGCAATATGTAATGCACACAATTACTAAATCTTGGGCAAATTTTACTAATATCAGCGCAAACTGCTGGGAAGTACACGGTAAAGCCGATATATTTTTTGGCGGTGATGGATTTGTAGGTCGTTTTTGGGATAACACTAGCGATGCTGGTTCAAATATTAATGCCACAATCCAACAAGCTTATAGTTATTTTGACAGTAGAGCTACTTTAAAACGCTTTACGATGGCTAGACCAATCTTTATATCTGACAATGGTTTACCGACTGTTTTAGTTGGAATTAGTACAGACTTTAACCCTGTTTCGCCTACTGGTTCAGTAACTTATAACCCTTTAACACCTTATGGTTCTAAATGGAATGTTGCTGTTTGGGACACAGGCACTTGGTCAGGCGGCAATAATATTCAAAAATATTGGCAAGGCGTAACTGGAATAGGGTTTTCAGGCGGTATTTCAATGTCTATTGCATCGCAAGGTGTTGATTTGCATTGGGCTTCTACCGATATTGTTTTTGAAACAGGTGGAGTGCTGTAATTGCGTACAGTAACAACTGAAAATCAAGATAAATTAAGAAGTTGGCTGTCAAAAGTAGGAAAATTTGAATATCCGCAAAATACCATGTGTATTGGGCAGGAAAAAGACGGTGAATTGATAGCGGTAGTGGGTTATAACTGCTTTTTACCTGATTCTTGTCAAATCCATGTGGCATCTACGGATGTGTACTGGTTAAGTAAAGATTTGCTGTTTGCTATATTCGATTACCCCTTTAACAAACTTAAAGTTAAAGTTATAATTGCACCTATATGCAAGGATAATGTTAAGTCCTTGAATTTGTGCCGAAAACTTGGCTTTGAGCAGGTAGCTGACATACCATATGGTCACCCTAACGGTGATCTTATAATTGTCACAATGAAGCGTAATCAATGCAAATGGTTACAACAAGGAGAAGGCAATGGGTGGTATAGTTGATTCAGTATTTGGCGGTGGTGGTGGCGGTGGCTCAAGTGCGCCAGCCGTTCCTGATTACATTGGTTTAGCTAATCAAACGGCAGCCAATAATCTTAAAGCAGCCCAAACCGCTGCCGCTGCTAATCGTGTAAATCAATTTACACCCTATGGATCACTACAATATTCTGAAGCGGGTACGGATTCGCAAGGCAATCCAATTTATAACGCTACCCAAACGCCTACAGAACCTTTAGGAAGCGCAATTAATTCCAATATAGGACAGATAGCCAATCAATACGGAACGCAGTTTAATGGGGGCAATTTGCCTTCCTATGGCATCAACCCTAATCAGACTTATAGCGATGCAATTATGCAACGCTTACAGCCACAACAACAAATGCAGCAAAAGCAGTTTGATGCTCAGATGGCTAATCAGGGTATTCCCGTAGGTTCTGAAGCCTACCAAAATGCTGCAAGAATATTCCAACAAGGTCAAAACGACCAGCGTACTAGCGCAATAACTGGTGGCATTGGAGTTGGTTTGCAAGCTAATCAACAACAATATGCTCAAAATTTATCAAATTATCAATTGCCTTTAACGATTGGTGCTAATTTAAAAGCTTTAGGAACACCTAACTATATTAATCCTGCACAGCAACAAACAACCGCTGGAGCAGATGCTTTAAGTGCGGCTATTGGTGGTTATAACGCTAATATGGGTCAATACAACGCAAATCAAGCTGCTAATCAAAACTTTAATAGCGGTTTATTTGGTTTGGGACAAGCTGGATTAATGTCACCCGCTGGAACTTTTAGCGGAATCGGTAACTTTGTTAGTGGATTATTCGGATGAATCAATATCCTTACATGACTGATCTTTCGGGAATTGGTGGCGGGATGCAAGATACCCGTAGCCAAGATGCTTTGCATCAAGCTTTGTTATTAAAAACAATGGAAATGAATCCACAAGTTCAGCATAACCAGCAAAATATGAATGGATTAGCCCAAGCATTAAGGCAAGGTAATAAAACTCCTTCCGATCCTTCAAATATCAATCCAGCCACAGGTCAAGATTGGTCTACAACTGGTAGCGGTTATGCTGGCAATGGTAGTTATGGTACTGGCGGTATTGATGCTTACTTAAATGGCACAAGCGGTATTGATAATAGCGCATTGGGTGATTACA